TGCAGCTCTTAGATGCGCTGGCAGTCGACAGTTCGTTCAGTTACGTGGAGAACGATTTCACCGAATTCGACAGTTCCCAAAACAATTTGGAACACGAACTGTTTCTGTCTTGCCTAGCCGAGATTGGTTGCCCTAAAGTGCTCCTGGAGAACTTCGGAGCCATGATGTACAAACGTTACGTCGCGGCGCAGGGCGTTGGTGCCTTGAATGTTAAGAGTAAGAAAGACTCCGGTAGAGTGGACACACTCGGTGGAAACACCCTCTTTAATCTAGCGGTGTTGCGGAGCATTGTGGAAGGTGACATTGCAGTCATATTCGTCAAAGGCGACGACTCTTTGATCGCGGGTAAAAATATACAAGTGGACAAAGGTAGGATCAAAGATCTTAACAAATTCTGCGGTTACAAAATGAAGATCAAGGAGTCTCCAACTGCAGAGTACACGCATGCCATTGTTAACGGCAATGGGGCGGCCGTCAATATCCCGAAACTCGCTGCGAAGGTCTTCACGCGCATATATACGTCGAGGTCGAAGTACGACGATTACAGGACCGCAGTTGGTGATTTGATGCGCGTCCCGTTTTCCTCTAACCGATGCGCTCAGCAAATGGCTCGCGTCAATGCAGTCCATTTTGGGGTGTCGGAGGTTGTTATAGACAACCTAATGTCTGCTTTACACAACTTCGTTAACGATGATTCGGGTTACGACGACTTAGTCGATTTGGGGCGCCATGTGGCGACCCCTTCCCAGGGGGTTTAACATTTATTATGTCAGTAGCATCTCACATCGTTTTGCTACAGCGTTATATCCATATCTCATATGGATACCTCTCCCACATCCAAGAGCTCCTCGAAGAGCTCCGCGAAAGTTGTGACGACGACAGTCAGCACAACCACCCCGAAGAAAAATCGACGCAGGGGTGCGTCCTCCCAGGACCAGACCAAGACCACAGTGGTCCAGACCAAGGTCCAACCTCCTTCTGGCCGACGTGTCAATGCAGCCGCTGCATCCCTCAACAGACGAGCCAGACTCACTAAAGCGGGTCGCGCATGGCTTCGTCTCTATCTCAACCCGATGGGCAGAGACGATCCTGGAATCATCGGTTACCCTGACGGTGCTGCTACTCGCAGCGTGCTCGGTGATTACCGAGAAGACTTCAATTTTGTTGTCCCTCCACAGTCATCTGTTTTCATCACTGGTGCTGCTCCTGTGGCAGTTACTAAAGCCAAGTACGATGCGTTCCTTGAAGGACCGACAGTGTCCATCTGTTTCTTCCAAATCCCGACTATCAAACATGCCATGTTTGTGCGCATATATGCCTCCACCCCAACAAAGTACGTGAGTACAGCAGGTATGGTCAATAGCCCCACCAATTTTCCGAACTACTATGCGTTTCAGTCGTCCGGCGCTACCACCAAACCGGAAGACGATATAGGCTTTTTGCAAACCACCATTGCGCTAGACCGTTTGGGCGAGCATGCCGATATGTCCTACAGCTGTAGGCTTGTCGCTCGTGCGAATACCTTCATATACACTGTCCCAAAATTGGAAGAAGAAGGTTTCGTGATCTCGGCCCAATTCGAGCCCATGTTTCACTCCATATTCTCGGTTACCAAGGTCAAATCTGATGCCAAGGATGTGGCCGTGCTCGGCGCCCACCAATATGCCATGCGTCACGCCAATATCACACCGCATGCGCTTACTGAGTGTTTCCATAATGCTTACACCAGTAAATGTTCTGACGGCGCCTATGTCCCGATCTATAACACCGTCAAAGACTTGAAGTACATCATGAGCTACGATCGAGACATCGAGTTTATATCGGAAGACGAGTCAGTGCAGGGCGACGGTCTCATCAACGACACTCCCCTTGAAGGTTGGAACGCTGCGGTGACTTGGTTCACCGG